TACGTTGGCAGAATATGGGTCAACATACACTTTGTAACGACCATTCATAACACCAGCGAATGTAGTTGAAGTATCATCAACATTCAAGTTGTTATTAAGGGCTGGAGTGTAATCAAGAACACCTGCCATCTGAAGTGCAGAAGCAACATCAGCTGAACAAAGGATCATGTTACCTTTACCGCGACGGGTCTGTTGACCAATAGCATTGGCATCACGCTCGATTGCGAACATTAGACCTTTGAATTTCTCAACTGACCAACGACCATTTGAGTCTGTGTCAAGGTCAAAGATACCAGCAGTTGTAGTATTTGACTGAGCACCCTTAACAGCTGAAACGTAAATGTTACGAACAACTTCACGGTTAATTTCTGCAAGAATTTCAGTTGACAAGATGTTTGCCAATTCTGTTTCTGCGTCCAAACCATGAATAGCTTTAAGGTCTTGAGCAAGTTCCATTGTGTACTCAGCTTTAAGGGCACGAGTAACAGCAGTAACTGTATGCTTTTCGATTGAGAAAGCCATTTCAGCGAATGCATTATTAGTAGTATCTCCTAATGCTTCACCTTCAAGTGCAGTCATACCAGTTGCAGTTGTATATGTACCAGCTGATGCGTCGTTAAGTACAGCTGGGTTAGTACCTGCGATAGCGTTACCACTAGAAACCATTGTTGGTTCATCAGCAAGAGCTTCTGCACCGTCTTGTGATAGTCCACGTGCTCTCATCGCGAAGATAAGACCAGTTGGGCCTGTCATTGGCTGCACACCACAAATGTCATATGCAATTAGGTTTGGCATAGAACGTCTAACTAGTGAGATCAAAATTGGATCCCAACTATCTAGAGAGGCATTACCACCAAATGATGAACTGGTAGGTGCTGCTTCGCCCATAAATTGTCTATCTTCTTTGATAGCTTTTTCTTGATTTTCAAGAATGATTGTTGTAACGGCCCTCTTGTACGGGTCTTTAATCTCTGCGAGATCAGGATGCGCAAGGACTGGCTGCCACTTTTCTTGTAGATGTTCTGTCTGATACATTTGGTATCTCCTTTTAATTTCTACTATTTATAAAATTTAGTTATTTTGCACTGTTGACGGTTCGCCCGATTGCAGTCATATAGGCTGCCATTGAACCAGAGGTGTCAACGTCCTGTGCGATGCCAGAGTCTTCATAATCCATAGTTTCATTCACTGCTGGTGCATTCTTAGGAAAATAACTTTCCTTCAAAGTTCCCAACTTCTCACGATAAGACTCTTCATTAGAATAATCTACATCTTCGACAAGTGACTTAAACTTTTCAATTTCTGTATCGGCTAAATCTGAAGTTACTTCAGAAACAACCTGTTCCTTCACTAGACCTGCATTGCTTTTCTTCATTTGAACACTCTGTTCAATTGCTTCATTCAATTTAGCTTCTAGCTCTGAAATCTTGTCTGATTGTGCTTCTAGCACATCATATTTTTCATCTGGAACATCAACGTAATGATCTTCAAAGAGCTGTTTTAGACCAGAAATGAAATCTTCTGCAATTTCACCTTTTAGGCCTCGCTCAATAGCAAGTTCATTTTCCTTCATCCATTCTTCAACAACGTAGTTTAGATATGTGTCAACCTTTTCAGTCAACTCACCCTTAGTTGTGTTTATATTTTCTTCCAGTTCTGTTTTGTAGTCCTCTTCCATACGTTCTACTTCTGAACGTACTTTAGATTTTACGGCAGCTTCAAATACAGTTGCTGCTTTACGCTTAAACTCTTCAGAAAGGTCGCCCTCTCCTGTCATTAATGCTTCAACATGCTCGGAAACATCAATAGTTTTTAGACGAGTTTCAACAGCTTCTGATTTAGCCTTAGACTCTTCAGACTCATCAGGATGCATTTCTGTTGCACTCTTCATGCCACTGTACATTGCTTGAAGGTCAGTCTTCTTCTTACCCTTCATCATTTCGTACATTGCATTGACCATCATTTCTTTCGTCATTTTGGCCATTTCCATTTTGTCCATTTCAGATAGATCATCACCTTCGTGATCAACTTGATCTCCAGCTGCAAGAGATTTTGCAACTTTCTTCATGCCGTCATTAGGTGTGTCCATCTTATCTGGAGCGCCTGCGCCTTTTTGTTGTGCATCTGCACTAACTTGTTTTGCCTTAGCAGCAAGTTTCTTTGCGGCTGCAGCTTTCTGATCTGGTGAAACTACAGGGGCGCCCGTATCTTCATAATCAGATTCTGAGGTATCAATCTTGTCTGGAGCTCCAGCAGATTTCATGGGAGCGTCTTGTCCATTGGCTTCTTCTAATTCACCAAGCACTTCAGCTTCCAATTCCTCAATGGTTTTATCTAGTTCATTCGCCATGGGGATGTTCTCCTTGTTTGTTAACTATTATTTATAAAATTATAACTTTTGAAGAAACTTCGCGAGCTCTAGACTATTAGCTTTTGAATTATTTTTTCTACTGTTATTTTCTATATTCTCTTTTATCTCTGCAACATCAGCTTCTTGCATTAATCCGTTGTTCCAAATCCACTCCTTACCTTCCATAATACCTTCTACGAAAGCGTTTGGAGCAGATGGGTCGGCAACTATATCAGCTGCTGTCGCCAAATAAAAATCATTTCTCACATAGTTTGCACCATTCTTTTGGTCTAAACTTCCCATGCCTCTAGATGAAACCCCGAGCTTTGCTCCTTCGTCCATTAGATTCTTTACAATATTACCCATTGGTGTTCCAAGTATTTTAGCTTCACCAATGAAGTTCTTACCATCAGGATAAAGTGCAGTAATCATATGAGATGCTCTCTCAAGATTTACAGTAGGGCCATCAGGATGACCAAGTTCCCCAAATGCACGTTTCTCATTGATGTATTCTTTATTATATCTCTTTACTTCTTTATTTAGTACTTCCATAGGGTAGACACGACCATTGCGATTTTTAACATCAGCCTGCATAAAGATACCTTTGATCTTATAACTTTTACTACCATCTTCTTTGGCTTCAATTAAGAAATCAGTATCCTGTTCGATATGTTCAGATATTAATTTTAATGTGTACATTATCTTATCCCTTACGCTGTATAGTTTACATCTTTTTTGAACTCAATCATTACAAAACCAGATGTACCAAGACAGGCCATTTCCATATCTCCAGAAGTAGCTCCAGTATTTGTTGCAGCAGATTCTATCAATCCAGCAGAACCATCATAGTAACCACTTCCAGCAAGATCAATTAATGTTATATCTGAATCGCCTTGTTCAATAATTTTAACATGGCCAGTATCATCATCAGCAGTACCTTGAACTAATCCCCACCAAATTCTTTTAATATGCAATTTTGCACCATTGGCGTGTCCGTCTAGTGCAGATGCATCCAAAATAGCATTGGTTGCAGTTGTGTCATTAGCAATATTTACTAATATAGTAACAGTACCACCATTACCAGTAGTTCCAACTTTTGTGTCCCTCAAGGTTCTTGTTGTAAAAGCCATAATTTAACTCCTTAAAATGCTAACATTTCTTTTTCAAAGTATCCCATAAGTTGCTTTTCTGGCACCTTATATTTTTTAGATATCTCTTTTATTGTTTTTTCAAAAGTATTTAGGAAATCTGAAGGTTTAGCATCCATTCTAGCAAAGACATCATCTACTGCCTCCTTCATTTTTGGAGAAAGTTTTTTATATTCTTTTGAATTTTTATGCTCATCCTTCTCAGGAATATCAATCTGATGAAATTTCTTCATTGCCCTCTACTTCTGGTATGTGGTTTTTTACAAAAGTACCTGCCACTTCTTTTCTTTTTCCCTCTAAAGCATCAGCAACTCTACTAGTCATTACTTCCTTAAAGGCTGTTTCTGCACCTAAGTTATCGCCAGTGCTTAACGAGTCTACAAAATTTTCTGCACTCATTTCTTTTCTCCATTATCTTTTGATGGGGTTTCACCATCATATTTTGATACGTCATCTGCAGGTATTGGATCACCATCCATTGAAGGATAACGTGTGATACCGTCAGTATTTTGTGGAATATCAATTCCACCATCTTCTGGATCAAGTCCTGCTTCTTTGTTTATTTGATCCTGCATTTCTTCTATTTCATGGTCAGTAAGATTTAGTACGTTTTTCTGTACCCAATGTTTACTGAAGAATGTACCAATATACGACTCAATACTACCTAATGCATTAACTCTATCTTCAAGCAATTCAGCTCTTTTCAGTTCAGCAAAGTGACCATCCTGTAGGAAGTCATACTGAATATGTTGATGCATCTTTTTCCAATCTTCTAATGTAATCACACCTTTAAGAATAAGTTGTGATTTTAGAATATCAGTAAATAGAGGAGTAAACTTTTTACGAAGTCTTTGTACAAACTTTGTGAACTTTAATTCATCTCTTGTAATTTCTGTAGAACGACCAAGACTAAATCCTGCCTCAGCTTCCATACGAGACATAGGAACATTTAATGACCTAAACAATTTTTGTTTGAAATATGTAATGTCATCAATCTCACCAAGATTAGAGCCGCCTGGCAAAGTAGTAATTTCTGTTCCTCTACCACCTTCACGGCGAGGTAACCAAAAGTCTTCTAACATTGACATATGATTTCTGTCATCTCTGATTTCACCAGTAGATGCATCGTACACTAATTTGTTACGATAACGATTCATAACATCTTTTAGATATTGTTCTGCTTTAACTTTAGGTAAGTTACCAACATCAATATAGAATATACGTCTTTCTGGAGCTCTTGATATACGATAGATAACAAGTGCATCCTCAATCATTCTTAATTGATTTACTGGTTTAATTGCTTTGTGTAGATAGGAAAGAACATGACCTTTATTTTGGTCTACAAGTCCACTTGGAACATAAGTGATACTGTCTGGAGAAATCTTGATTCCCTCAGATGTGCCAGAATGTAATCCTTTGGGGCTGTACATATAATACTCTTGTACACTTTTAATCATTTCCACACTAGAATTAGTCTTTGGTGCTTTATTAACTTCTTTTACTTTACGAATTTTAACTGGTTCAATATACCTAAGTTCTTGAATACCCCTTTTAGGATTTTTTACATCAATAACCTTATGGTAATAAAGTCTACCATCAACATACCAACGTCTGAATATGTCGTGTCCTTTAGTATCAAAATCGAGAAGTTCTAAGACCGTATCAAATTCTTCTCTGATACGGTCTTTGATTTTTTTAGGATATCCTAATCTATCTAGTTCAATTGCTACGGCTTGGTCTTTTTCATTGGCAACAATGCCTTCATTAATAATATCTTCAATTGCACTGTCACACTCTGGTTGTTGTGCAATATCACGATAGCGACGAATTAAGTCAGTCTCACTTCGTTGCCTACCATCTGTATCCAAAGATTGAGCGTAAAAGCCTCCACCAGAAACCTCAACAGCACCATCATCTGAACTAGGTTCAGTAAATTGCTCCTGAGAACTACTGTCTTTAACTCTTTCAAACTTGAAACCAAATAATTCCGCCATAATATCTCCTACTATTGTCTTCTATTTAGTAGGTTAAAATTAGAAGTTTACGCCAGAAGCTTCAAAATGCTGATACTTCCAAGTTACTTCAAATGTCTCAATCTCTGTAGCTTCAGCTGAAGATAGTGCAATTTCACTAACAGCCAATGGGAAACAGTTTCTTAGGATATATGTTTTCAGAACTGTGTCATCACGATCTAATTGTTCTACAGTCAAATCAGTTTGATAGTCAGATGGAGAAGTTACACCAGTATTATTTGCAAAATCATTAATACCATTGTTCCATCTTTCCATTGCGTTTCTGATCATAAAGTCTGTATCATTATAGAAAGTTGTATTCCAATCAGGGAAAGCAGGACGATCACCAGCTATGGTAATTATCCTACCTCTGAATGGAACATCAAAAGTTCCAAGAGTTGCGCCAGGCAATGCTGCAGCAGTACATAGAAAAGAAGTTCTACTTACATCAAGCCCTATTGCAATTCCAGAGGGTGGAGTAATCGTTACTCTGTATTGGTTAGCTCTCGCTCCACCACCGATTAAGTTTGCTTTAAAGTCATCTATATTAGCCATGATTAACCTCCTATCTCACTAAACGCGACGCCGGTACGTGTGGCAACAAAGTTTAGTGTAATGAAATTAATTGACCTTGCAGGTTTAACAAAAATGTCTGCTACAAACTCGTTTCGGTCAATAACTTCACCTGTATTGTTTGTACCATTAGCGACAACACTAAAGTCCGAAATACCTCTTCTACCTTGAACATCTCTCAAGAAAGGTTCTACTAGATTTCTGAACTGAGCCCTTGTAAACTCATCGTTAAATTCAAAGAGTTGAAACTTAGCAGCAGTTGCAATTGCTTTTTCAAGAACCAAGAATAATCGTCTGACGTTAATTCTGTCAAACGCACTTGGTTGAGTAAGAGCAGTCTTGTCACCAAAGAGTGTTACACCTTGGCCAGGAAAGTTTACAACTGGATTAACTCTTGCACGATAGAGAATATCTCTCTCTGCATTTGTTGGATTGAGTGAGAGTTT